AGGGTCAACCGTCAGCACACTTGGCGAGCACTGCCCCCCAACCTAAAAGAGAAAACGTTTATTGTCTGCCCTGAAGAGGAAGTAGATGAGCACGTTGCTCGGGGCATACCGATAGAGAATATCTACCCTGCTCCGGGCTGGATCCACAACTACAGCGACAAGTTTAAGTTCTTAGTTGAGCTTGCTGATGGTTACGACAAAGCGGTCATTATGGATGATGACTTAAAGTTCAGCATACCCGTGGAAAAAGTGCAGGGGCGAAGGCTTCACACGCTGGAGGATGAAAGCCCCCTGATTGAAAATGGCTTCAGCCTTATGGAAGATTTACTTCAGGACACAGCGCTGGTATCATTTCATCCCCGGCAAATGGGTCACACTAAGGAGCCTCCCTATGTGGAGAATGGAAAAGTGGTATGTGTTCAAGGCATTAACCGAAGGCTTGTGGGTCATATTCCTGACCTTGACAGGTTTCCTATTCTTGCCGATGTGGTACTGAATGCGACGCTCTTAAGCAGGGGACAGGGGAACAAACTGATCACCGAGATGTTTATTGACTGGTATCCCTGTCAAGCCGCCGGAGGTTGTTCCGAAACACGAACGTTAGAAATGCAAGCCGAAGCCTGTTACTGGTTAGAGGAACGCTTCGGTCCATATATCAAGGCTGTTGAAAAGGAAGCGAAAAATGGATGGTTGGGAGGTAAGCGAGTCGATTTTAGAGGTCAATGGAAAAAGCTATACGCGGCGAGATCTGCTGGTCTATTGGATAACTGAACGGGAGAAAGTGCGTGAGCGCAAGGAAGCAGGGGAGACACACCCTTGGAGTAAAGACAGAATATTTGATGCCACCTACTTCTGCAACGTCCACCGAGAAGATGACACCATCACCAAGTGGATACGTTCTAACTACACGCCCGACACATTCGGTGAGTACTACGAACCAGCCATCGTTGCTGCTCGGTTATTCAACCATATCCCAACTTTGGAGGCGTTAAAGTACGAGCTGTTCCCATTTAACTTCAGAAAGCTCCACAAACTTCTTTCTGAGCGCATTGAGCAGGGAGAGCGTATATGGGGGAACGCTTACGTCATCACGACTAACGGGGTACAGATGCCAAAGCTGGACTACGGGCTAAACCTCATTGAAGTAGCGGCCATGCACCTCCCCCACAGAGTAGACTTACTGTCTCTATACTCCAAACATCTGCAAAGACTGCGGGGCATGGGGAGTTTCCTATCGGGGCAAGTCGTGGCTGATCTTAAGAATACACGAGGCCACCATCTAGCTGATGCACTGGACTGGTGGACGTTTGCCAATCATGGTCCGGGTTCGTTGCGGGGGCTTTCATGGTTCCACGACTGTAACATCACCCCCGGCATTTTCAAAGTTTCGATAGACGACTGCATGGCCTACGTGAAAGAGCAGTTGAGGGATCACCCAACTATAGACAGAATGTGTATGCAGGACTTGCAGAACTGTTTATGTGAGTTTGACAAGTATTGTCGGGTTCTGACAGGGGCTGGGCGGTCGAAGCGCATTTACAGGCCAAAGAGGTAAAAAACGGCTTTACAGGTGGCCGCTCGACGCATAAACGTAGGCATACCAAGGGCTATGGCAAGGCCATTTTTGCCTGCTGCTCGACGGCTACTGGTTAAAAACGCTATATAAAACAAGGGGTTACAATGATTGAGATCATAGGAAGAAATATCCCAGACGCTTACACAGAAGGATTGTGGGCTATGCGGATCAATGGACGAGAAGAGAGCAGCCGGGGCGGTGACGTGTTTACCATCCCCGAGCCTGTACTCCTCACTGTCTACCACCCAGAGGAGCGAATGCTCTTCAACTCAGTTCGCGACGCTAACCCGTTCTTCCACATTATGGAGTTCGTGTGGATGATGGCTGGTTCTAACGATGCTGAGTGGATCAGCATGTTCAATAAACGAATGATGGAGTATGCAGATGACGGGAATCTTCGAGGTGCTTACGGTTGGAGATGGAGACAACCGCATGACCAAATCCAGCGAGCCATTAAACTTCTCCGTAACGACCCCGGAAGTCGTCAAGCTGTCTTGTCCATGTGGGATCCAACATACGATGGTCCTGAAGCTCAATCCAGTGACCGTCCATGCAACACTCACATCTACTTCAGAGTCGTCAACCAAAGACTAGACATGACGGTGTGTAACCGAAGCAATGACTTGATATGGGGGATGATGGGGGCGAATGCTGTCCACATGACCATGCTTCAGGAACTGGTGGCCAGAGCCACTGGCTACGAGATAGGGAAGTACAGGGTCTTTACAAACAACCTTCACATCTATAAGAACATGCCCCGTTTCGAAGAGATTTATAGAGACCAAGTGAAAGACTACACTTACCAAGATACTCTGGTGCAGCCCATTCCCCTTCTCTCTGTAGGTGAGACATACGAAGATTTCGTAGGGGACTGTAAATCTCTAGTGGAGGATCAGTTTCCCCTAGGATTCCGAACTGAGTGGATGAATAGGGTGGGGAAAAGAGTCTACAATGCGTACCTCTTCAAGGGAAGCCGTGTGGATGAGCTAAAATCCATGGATCAATGTGACGTTCGCCTAGCCTGTGAAATGTGGAATAATCGCCGCTAGGTTGCGAGTACTCATGGTGCTACACTGGTAACAGCTAACCAAAGGAAACAGCTATGCAGGAAGATTATGGAAATATGGACATGGAAGATTTCACACACGGATTGTACAGAAATATGCTCATCATCAAATGGACACTACTGGCAATCTTCATTTTGGAGGCAGTAAGCTATGTCAGCAAATAACAGACAAGTAGGCGGGGAACACTACCGCACAGAAGGTCAGCAGCACTGGGATATAGTGGAGGCATTTAAACTTGACTACTTCCAGGGTCAAATCACAAAGTACGTCATGCGTTGGAAAGACAAAAACGGCATACAGGACTTGGAAAAAGCCCAACACTTCCTTGAGAAGTACATTGAATCTGCCAAGCGCATGGACGCTAGTGCTCAAGGGCTGAAAGCCGGAGTAGCTCAGGCTGACTTTGACGATATGCACAGAGGGCGAGACCCGAAGAGACGTAAGGAATGTCAAGACCCAGTCACTAAGAAACAGACATACTGCGCTCTTTGTGGCGGAAGTGATCCGGGACCGGGATACGTAAACCAGGATTGATCTACCAGCTCAGGGCGGGAGTTAGTTGGCGTTGACCGGGGAGGCAACGTATCCGTCCAACCTCCCCACCTACTGGATGAGAGCACCCGGATCACAACTAAGCACTACGTATCACCGGACGGTGAGGTGCTGATCGAAGAAATCACATTGGAGACAATATAATGGCGAACCCTAACGAAATGATAATGCCGGACCTTGAGGACCTAAAGAGAAACTTTAGGCAACGTCGATTCTTGCCAAATCTGGGGTGGGATCGCGTTGAAACGCCCGTGCCTGAAGTAGGTGCGATTCACATCAATGCATCCAAGAACCTTGACGGGTCTCGCAGCGTCTTGCGCTTTGACGGGGCGGACATCGGATGGACACCGATCGGTAGATTGCAGCCGGCGGCGTCGTACTAATCTTCTTCCTCGCTCTTCTGTAGCTCTTTAAGCCTCTTCACTAGAGCGTTGTGCCGAGCCGCGCATATCCCCGCCGTCTCCATATTATGGCCATGAACGAGAGCTATCTGCTCAATCTCCCCTGAGGGGAACTCGTTAAGTTCCAGGCACTCCGTCATCCACGTCACTGGAAGCTTCGGAACTTTGTACTCTATTTGCGGCACGTATTTGATGGTTGAGCATCCCTGCATAAACCAGACCAAGATCGCTACACTCAGGACGAACAGTAACGATCTCACGAACAACCTTAGGGATTTCTTTTTCGACGACACGAATTCTCTCCACTATCTTCTCTTCAACGATTACCTGCGCTTCCGCTGAGGCCACTGTTTCTCGCCACTTCTCTTCTTCATCCTTACGCGCTCTCTCCTGAGCGTCTAGTATGTCCTGCTGGACTTCAGCATCCCTGCTATTGTATCCGTAATTATATGATGAACGGAGGATAAAACCCCCCGCCGCGAGCAAAGCAACGACAATTCCCGCGTAAACGTAGAGCTTCATGTCGTTATACTCACCTTGTTCGCCAGATATATCTGAATAAACAGGGTGAGGGGTACGGACAGACTCATGATCGCGGTTGAGTGGTCAGGGAAGAACTCCCCCAAAGCAATCGCGCTTGAGGTCAGAGCAGCCCCGACAGTCACCCGCTTACCGACCACAACACCGTTGATCTTAAGAGTGTTCATTGCAGATTACTCGGGGGGCTGGCCTGACCCGGCGTAACGATCTTAGTAACTTGATTAGAAGGTGCTGATTCTGGTTGGTCAGCATTTAGGACAACATGCCTCGCATCGCAAACATGAGTACCAAAGCCAAGAATGACAGAGAAACCACCATCAGCTCCGGGTTCCTCAGCAACCATGACACCATCGCAGTACAGACGCGTAAGGTCAATATCTGACAGGGGCATTGGCGTCCCATCAGTGTACGAGTCCGCTGGCGTATACGTGAAGCCGACAGTAGCAGCCATGACGATACCAGTACCGATACCGATAGCGGCGAGCACTCCTACGAACCATGCGGTCACTTTCTTCCATTGTTTCTTAAACCATGCTTTCATTAAAATCTCCATCCGAATGTTAAAATATCCTGCCCACGATTGGGCTTGCATATACCGGCATTGCTTGAATGATCCACTCCGACGCTGGCATTTGCGCTCAGACGCCACTTTAGGCGCAAAGTATACCCTTGCTGGCAACCAATAAGTCGGTTGGTCTGAACCCAATGCGTAGCCCCAATACCCACCTCTGAAGGGAGGATCTTAAACCAGCTCGCGGGCTTCTGTGCTACGAACGCGACAAATACCCTCCCATTGTTGGGGATGATGGCCTGATCTTTAAAGTTCTGCTCCCCCACTAGAGTGACGCCTACGTCTACCTTGTCAGCGAAGCGCTCAACTAGGGACAGCGCGTAGCCATCATTGAACTCACTGGTAAACGTCAGCCCCAGCTCTATTTCTGTAGCTTTCGCTTTGTACGCCACGAATAGAGCTATCACGATTACGATAGCTATGACGACAGGCTTGGGATTATTGAATAGCTTCATTTTCTACCCTCATGAGTGATGCTGTAGTGGTTTCCATCATTGAACCTACCTCCCCAACAGCAGAGGGGGTGACGGGCTTCCCAGACTTCACCTGATTCCAAATGATCGCTTGTCTTTGTGAGATATTCCTCATCTTTAAAGAGGTTTAGATCCCCGGCACATCTGCTCTTGTGCATAGAGAAAGCAGCACTATAGGAAACTTTAGCTCCAACCTCCCCAAAGACTCTAGGGTCTCTAAAGAAGTCCCCTGTAGTGACCTCGTATCCTTCCTCCCACAGCCAGAGCATGTGCTGTGCGATGAGGTAAGAAAAGAGCCTTTGTTTCTCCCCTAGGGAGAGATACTCAGGATCCTTTGCTAGGAGTTTCTGAATCAAGGACAACTTTTCTTCCTTCGGCAATGTCGTCAAGCCATTCTTGGATTTCAACAGCAAACGAAGCCATTTCATAAGGGATAGATACCTTTGCTTCAACTAACAGTCGTGACAAGCTAGCTGCGATTTCTGGGGCTGTGTTACTCATGTGTCAAACTCCGTGCAATTTAACGCTTCTCTCTTATCCTTGAGTCTTCTCAAGTCTCTTTGTTTCTCAATAATTCGTTGAGCTCCGGGGGTTTCTCTCTCCATGCGCCAAATTTGATCTTCCAACAAGGCTACCCTGACATCAATATTTGAGCACTGGTTACGTCGGGAGTTACGTTCGATGAGGTTATTAGTCACACTGTGGGGGTAATCCGTATGCTCTGCGATGGCCAGCATCAGCTCCTCATGCGTGACGTGCATAGCGTCATAGTCTATGACAAAATCAGTGACGACAGTGTACGCCCCACCTATGACTATGATCAGTGTAAGAAATGAGACCATTAAGTTATCTCTGATTCTGTCAGGTACACTCCGTTCCATGTTTGTTCCCTAAGCTACTTTTCTAATTTTAGCTAAAGCGTTTGTATTTAAGAAAGTAGGGAAGGAAACATCCACTGTATTCTGTGCGAACTGTAGCGTCATTGTAGAAGCTAGGCTCGCGTTAGACTGAATCATTCCTTTGATGTGTAGATAGTTCGTGTAACCTACCTGAATGTCCACTGTTATGGAACTAGCCAATGATGACCAGTTAACTCCATCTACTGTGAACAAACTTCCTTTGTTATTTATGATAGAGCCGTAGCTGCTCTGAGGCGCATTGCTGAATGACAAGGCTAACTTCAAGTCAGCCCCATTAGCAGAAATTACGGGGATGAAAGCTTCAAATTCATAGGTAGAAGCTGCATCCAGAGTATAACCAGTCAGGAAGGCAGAGTTAGCTAGTGTCGTAGTAGTGCTGGACTCACTAGAAGTAACCCTCTTCAATTGGGGAGCAGCTACTTGGCTGAGGTTAGGGTTCACCCATGCTCCCCCACTCCAAATCTGGAATGGGTTCGTTGCATCAGCTCTCCAGCGGGTACGGACTGAGCCAGCAATGGAAGCCCTCATGTCGTTGGTAGCTGCCAGATAGAATCCAGATGTGGTTTCAGTAACCCACGTGATCCCCGGAGCTCCCACAGTCCCCGCCGCGTTCTGGAATGCTGTAAGCATCCCTCCGTTACCGCTCCGTGAGAGACTATCCGTCAACTCCGTAGCGACATCGTCCATTGTATCGTTAGCCCATGACGAGTCAATCGTCGTGCCAGTAACTACTGGATTCCCTGCCGGGAGACTGTATGTTCCGCTAGCGTTCCGTGGCATCTTGCTTCTCCTCAAGTCCCAGCATCACTGCAATTTGACGTCCGGTATATCCGGCCGCCTTGAGTTTTTTAGCTTGATTCTTTAGAATCTGACTCTGGCCTGAGATCAATCTCTCAAAGCCTTTAGTTGTCATAACTTTACCCACCCCGATGACACCACCTAGAGCAAGCCCAGCACCGACTGGTCCACCCATAGCCATACCCGCGGCGAGAGGGGCAACTACAGGAGCCGTCGCTGCAAGGGTCTGAAAGAGGCCTTGCTTGGAGGGGAAATCCTCCAGAGCGGCTGTCCCCAGCTCCCCAACGTCTTGAAGAACTGTCTGGTTCTTAGACAGAGTACCCTGAGTCCCTCTCTGGGCTGACTTCGCTAACTGAGCTGGCCTAAACTCTTTAGAGGTGGCTTTCGCAGCAGCCGCCTGTAGGTCAATCCAGTTACGGTATGGCTCGCGAAGATCAAGGTACCTATCGTAAATATCACGATACTTAGAGTTAGTAGGAAAATTCTTCTCCAGCACGTTGTCTATGTCTTTAACGTACTTCTTCAACTCTTGCTTTACTGCTCGGTTAGGCGCTGACGGAATCAGTGTCTCATTAAAGAAAGTCTTTAAGTCCAGCACTTCCTTGCCTGATCTAGTCCCAGGAGTGAGCAGCTTGTATCTCCCCATTGCGTTCTTCTCAAAGAAGTCAACAAGGTCATTTTTCAGCTTCGGAGTATTGTTCTTAAACACTCCAATGAGCTGTTTGTTCATTGGGTCGTAAGCAGTCTTCCAGTAAGAACCTAGCTGATCAAAGATATCCTGCACTGACGACTTCGGGTCAATGATGATGTCACCAGTCTCCGGATGAGCTTTTGTCGCAGCTAAGTGACGTAAATCACCCAGAGATTGTTTGTACTTGTTACGATACCTTCCACCAACACCTGGAAGGTTAGAAAGGAATGCGTTGTGGATCATTCGTACAATTCCAGGCTTGGCACTCTGTGAGAGGGGGATATGCTTCCCCGTCATCTTCTGAAGCTCCCTAGCTTCGTCGATTATATCTGTCAACCTGAACTTACGACCAGCAGCTCCAGCAACCTTGCCAAGAGAACCTAAGCTTCCACCAATTGCAGCACCTAGACCTGTACCATCACCAACTTGGCCGGGTTCAGCAAAGACCGCGCCCATTGCACCACCCTCGAGCGCCCCTCGACCAACACGACTTTGCAGGGTGCTGGCCAATGCCCTAGCAGGGGCTTTCCCCACGTTACCGGCACGTCGAGCGCTTAACAATGTGCGTCCCAGTGCTTTGCCACCAGCCCCCACAGCGCCGCCAATCGGCAGGGTAGCTGCGATCTCACCAGTGAGCTTACCAGCTTGTCCCCAACCACCTAGACCTTTGTCAATCTCGGTCTGGTTGGCGATGGCTTCGTCATTGTCAGCGCCAAAGCGGTTAGCAAGTCTACGGCCAACGTTGACCGCGCCAGCGCCGACACCTTCTAGGAACGTAGCCTTGTCTTGCTCAACTTCTTCATAACCAAAGTCAGAGTTCTTAGCCAGCCCAGCCGAGATAGCTTTCATCGCGATAGCGTGTTTGGGAGTACCCTCAGGGATATCCTTAAGGACAACTCCGTTTGGCAGAGTTACGTCCATTACAGATCACTCCAGCTAACAGATTTGCCTTGGGCTGGAGGAGGGGAGGACTCACCGCCCCCGCCGGAAGGAGGAGGAGCAGTAGGCTCTTCCCAAATATCCAGATCCCCGTAGGTTGCCTGTACCCAGTCTCTATTATGGAAAGAAGCATCCTGCTGAGCAATTCTACGAAGAAGTTGTTTCTGAACTCTCTCCATGTCTTTCAGAGCTCTACGAATCATGTCTGGAGTAGAATTAGGCGCGAGGTTTGCCGCGTTCCAAGCAGCGATTTCAGAGTCCGTAAGAGCTGAACCGAACAAAGTGTTACGAGCGCCCAGCTCATACTGACGCCTGTACTCTTTCCACCAGTTAAGCTGATCTTTCATAGCTTGAGTCTTAAACACGTCAGGAGTGGCGTTACTCATCTCTCCTTCCCAAGGAATCAAAGAGTTGTTGGCGTAGTCATCCTGGAAAGATTTATTCAAGTGCTTAAGACCTGTGTAATTTCCGATAGCATCCTCAGCTCTTTTCTGAGTGGTAGCAGTGGGGTTTTTACCAAGCGAAGTTTCCTCAGCTTTCTGTCCGGCTAACTTTTCCATAGCCTTGTTACGGCGGAGAGTCTCTTTAAACGCCCTCTCACGATAATCGTTAGCGGCGTCATACTGACCTTGAGTCATAGCCCGCTGGTCTTGTTTCTCTTTCATGCCCTGTTGGTTAGACACATCATCGAGGAGACCACCGCCGAATCGTTGCTGGTTTTGAGTACCAACCAGAGAAACTAACTGTCCAAGGTCTTTGCGTCTACGCAAGCCATCCGAAAGAGCCTGAGTGCTCTTCTGGTCTCTCTTCTGCTCAAGAAGAATTTGCATAGGGCTGAGAGCCATTACGATGCTCCTCTAAATCCAAAGCCAACATCGGGGTCAACAGGCTGTTTGCCCACGCCCCGAAGCAAGTCAATGATAGTACGGTTCGCTTCTTCCTCTTCCTTGCGAAGCTTCTTGATGTCCTTGCCAGCACGATACTTCTCAACTCCGCTGACCAAGTGTTCCAGAGGGTTAGCCGCGACGTAGGTATTCATACGACCCACCCCTCGCATGCCCTGAGGTCCTTCCTGGTTACGAAGAAGCTGTGCCTGAGCACGTTGTTCGTCAATACCTCCCATCGCTAGGAGCTGTTCCAACCCTTCCGGTCCGAGCTGATCATATATACCAGCGGCTTCGCCAGCGGCAGGAGGGGTCGGGAGGGACACCGGACCTACCGCTGGATCCACCGCACCACCACCAGAAGGAGATACCTGAGGAGCCTGAGGCGCTGGAGCAGCCTGACCAGTGTCGCCACCCATCGCCGCCCATTGTTCTAAATTCAAAGAGTTAGGATTACGAAGACCCTGAGCCTGATTACCCTGAGAAATGAGCGCTTGTTTCTTAAGCTCATCTTGGATAGTTGGGCTCATATACCAAGGTCTTTGATTGGCCAGTTCATTCTGAACCATTGGACTGTCGTACCAAGCCATTACATGACTCCTCTGTGTCTTTGTCGCATACCTGAACCCTGCCTCAACATCTTAGCCTGTCGATCCATAATAGCCGGGGAAGAAGGTGGCGCAACCGTCGGGGGAGGTGCGGGTCTTTGACCTCCTGGACGAGCATAGTTACTTCGGTCAGGCCGAGCATAGTTACTTTGGTCAGGCCGAGCATATCCTGGGGGGCGAGATGGCCGCGCCATGCCAGATACTCGTGAGTAACCTTGCTGACCAGCAGGGGCTGGAGCTTGATTACCATAGAATCTGTCAAGGCCAGTCTTCATCTGTCGAGCAGGACCTCCACCACGCACACTTTTTCCACCACCACCTGAAAACATTCTAATCCCCTAACCCATGAAGAGACCGGCTGCACCAGTCACTCCGTTCATTAACATTTGAGCCTGAGCTTGCTGAGCAGAGAACTGATCCATACTAGCCCCCCACTGAGAATTCGCAGCCCCTGTATAGTCCGCACCGGCTGCTCTCTCTGACGTATTGAATCCAGGCATTGAGGGCATACCGATTTGCTGTCCGCTGAGTATAGCATTGATTTCATTAAGTGAGAATCCACGCTTCTGCATTTCCTCAGCAACTTCAGCTTGACGTACTTGGTTCTGGTAGTTATTGGCTTGAAGATCCATCTGCTGATTACGCTGACCTTCTGTACCACCGATACCGATAGCTGAGTACATCGCTTGATTATAAGCGTCATTCTCCGTACGTCCCAGATTAGCCATCGCCGTGTCGTAGGCTTCATCACCGGGGTTCAAACCTTGGTTCCGTAGAGCAGCTTCTTTCTGTTCGTTCATCTGCTCAAAGCGAGGGTCAAGGCGACTCGTAGCTTGACCATAGCTATTATCTATAGCCTGTTGCCTCGCTTCCGCGCCGCCTTGTAAGTTCCCGCCATATTCTCCAAACTGATCCCAATCCATTAGACCATCGAACTCACCCTCCACACGACCGAACATGTCACTGGCTAGGCCGCTGCGCCAGCCCTGAATATTCATCTGATCATCAAGAGCACCTTGCTGTTGATTAGTCAGAGATATATCTTGTGTCCAGTTACCGTCAGAATCTTCAGACCACTCGGAAGCTCCCCAGGGAGTATACTGGTTCGGTCTGTTATCCTGAGTCTGCGCATTAACAAGTGCAACATTCCCTTCAGAGGTTTCCTCTGCGGCTGCTCGGTAGTCAGGCGGCGCTGGCGTGGATTTCTTGCCCATCCGTATTCCTCAAGTATTTGCAGTCTTCTTTTCGAAGCTCCTGCACGATGTAATCAACTCCAACGGCATAGCCGTCACGAATTCTGTATATTTCTTTCAAACCTACATGAGCGTTAAACTTCAACGCTCGCTCGTTGTTGGCCGGGGTAACTCCCAGGAGAACCCCGCGCTCGCAATCATTAAATATATAACTGAAGCACTCTTCTGCAAAGCTGTTCTTAAACGCCAACGGGTCATCTACTCGTATGTGAATAGAAACACTATTGTAAGACCAGCTCTCTAGAAGTATGCCTGCGACTAGATTACCCTCTCTGTACATGACGATACCGTTCATATCATCTGACAGAGAACACTCAGCAGCTTCCTGAACCCAAAGGAATTCCTCTTTACGAGTGAGGGGCTGTACTGACCATTCACTCACAACATGCCTCCAGACCGCCACATAAGTCCAACATCAACAAGGAACGTTTCAGTAGTAGATGCTCCGCTCATGGCTATTGCGACTGTTCTACCCATGCCAGAGGAGCCACTCAGTTCCTGAAACTTACTCCGGCCACCTTTCCAGATAGCCGTGTCCCACACACCAACGTCCCAGACGTTAGACCCTGAATTTACAGACCCCGACACTTGCAGTAGTTCTGAAAGATCGTAGTCATACAGAGCCTTTATTTCGTACGTTGGTTCATTCTCAGCAATGAACCTCGGCCTCAGAAGCTCTACTACTTTGTTGATCTGAGGACTCTCCAACTCATTATACGCTGTCAGAAACGACCAGTAAACAGGTTGCGGGTCAGAGCTTGCGAGTGTCGCATTATCCACATCACCGGTGATTTTGTACACCCTAAGAGCAGCACCGATGTAGACAGTATTGTCGTAAGTCTCACTTGTCGTAATGGGGACTCCGGTCCAAATACTCCAACCTTTCGTGTTAATGTCGTAGATGTACTGAGTGTATGGCTGATTCGTTTCCTTGGGGGAAGAGATTATAATCTTGGCCAAGTCCGGATGCAGCTTAATCCCCCAGCCGTTCTCGTCAATAGTCCGAAACATGGCTGCGTTCAGTAGCCTGTTGATCTTGTAACTCAGACTGCCTTCCTCAGTAAACGGGTTCTTCCCTCTTAGTAAGTCAGAGCAAGACACGACGCCGTATGAGGATAGGAGCAGAAGGTCGCCCCCAAACTGTGAGCCTTGGCGACGCCCAACGGGGAACTCACCTACGAACCACACACCGAGCTGTCCGAACGTAGCCGCAGAGGAGGGGTCAGTCCCAGAGTACATAACGACGTCCCCTGCTGAGCTGGTAGCCACGAGGTAATCATCCGGACCAACTCCGGAATCTAGAGTCCACTCGTAGATGGCTGACAGATAACCACCCTTCGCAAACTTGTTCGCAAAGTTGAATTTAGTCAGAGCACCAGAGAAAGTACCTAGAGCTGAGTACCATGCGTTCCCAGAGTCTCGCTCTACATACCAGACACGCTTCTTCCAAATGGATACTTGGACGAGGGCACCAGCAGACACCCCCGTTACAGAAGTTACTGACCAGACACCCGAGCTTTCAAGGTACTGATATAGACCATTCTCAAGATCACATACGAGGATTACCCGCGCACCAGCATCGTTAGTGAATATTTCGTAAGAACACCAGCCAGCATCAGAGGTTGATGACGGCCACGTTACGACGGCAGTTGGAGAAGTAGTAGAGGCAGTGATATCATAGATGCCCACAGAAGTACAAGCAAGAAGCAAATCCTCCGAACCATCTTCTGCGGATCCTTTGTAGGGGATGATCGTTTTAACTTCATCGCCGCTGTATCCGTTCGCCCATTCTTGATACCCCGGACGGACTTTAAGTCCATAGTTAGTCGGATCAATGTTCTTAAGATAGATGCCATCTGTAGGAGCCATGTTCCCCAAAGAAGACAGGGAGTTAATTCCACCTACAGGAGCCGGCAGAGTTGCCGGTTGTATAGACTGACGTTGCGGGAACATGATTAGCTCCCGTAGTTAGTGGATGGTATGTTCCTAAAGTCGAGAAGGGGAATGCCTGAGTGATTGCCGCCAGCGTTCAGAACCGGCGCACCATCATTCCCACCTGTCGCTTGCAGATAGGCTTTGGAGAACTGCGCTACAGCAGAACCCGTATCAAAACCCTTTGCATCTAGGAACTTATATCTTAGGTACGCGACTATCATGTTCGGATTGAACAAGACGGTATCCCCGTTGGCCTGAACTGTGTCCTCATATGTCGACGGAGCCGACTCTGGGATCACCCAATTTCTTGAGATATACTCAAAGAATATTTCAAGAGCATCCGGCACTGGATCGTCCGGATAGACGTTATATGTGTCTTCCATGATTCTGAAGGACACATAGATAGTTGAATTTACGAGGTTGCGCCCTTTCAGGTACGACCATTGCTGAGGCGACATAGGACCGGTCACAGGGAGCCGATTAGTACGTTCCCAGCCCGTTTGGTTAATCATGCGTCCGAAGTCGTCAGGGAGAGGATAAGCGCCTGTATCTAGTGATGAAGTCACGATACTGTGCTCTCGGCGTAGAATCTCCCATTCATAGGATTCAACTAAGTCCTGCCCACACGTTGTGAGCAGGTTTCTCAGTTGAACAAATGCCGCGTCCGTGGAAGCGAATACATCAGATTTAGGGGTCAAACCACACTCAACCGCAGCGCGATTAATGATGTCTTGTGCCGTGATGTATCTCGCAACCATAGATTACTTCTTCTTTTTGCTGTCCTTCTCAAGTGCTGAGAGACGCTCGTTCAAACTAGCGATTGTCTCATCCTGCTCACCAATGCGTGAGTCTCTTTTGGCGATCTCATCCTGTAGCTGGGCGATGGGAGCATCAGACGCACTGGCGTCAATATACTCTTTCGCTTTGGCTTTCAGAAGCTGGATACCCATGAATTTCTGAGAATTGCTGTCAGAAACATTGGCCAGAGCTTCCACCGTACGAATGCCGAAATACTTGAGCTCCTCAACCTGAGCAGCGGTAACGAAATTCCACTTGTCAAGGGGAGTACCCTCAAGCACTTCCTGTTCTTCGTTCTTGAACGCCTGATACTGCTTCGGGAAACGGTTTCGGTCGTCCTGTCGGACCTCACGCATAATGACGTTGCCCTTGTCACCAGGAACCATAATGCGAACATATTCCGTATCACGGAAGATTGGTCGCCCTTCTTCAAGAGTCTTTTCTTTGTCTTGAAGCGGGTGCATGAAGAACTGCACATAAAGATTCTCATCTCCACGATGCCTGTCATGTTCCCTCATGGCCTGTTGTGTCATTCCTAAATCAGCTTCCATTTCATTCTCCTTATTATTGTATAGCGACGTAAACCGCGCCATTATCTTCTCGGGTTATACCATCTAACTCACTGAAGTTAGTAACTGCTGTGAGGTAGGCTTGACGCCCATCAGCGTCTGTTGCAAATCCTCCGGGTACTTCAGTTGTGGTATCCCCAGTTTGCGTATACCGAACCCCCACGCTGGAATGAGCTACTCCGTTAATCAGAACCTCGCTACCGTCCACCGCATTAGTCGTACTGTACATGACTCCATCAGGTGTACAGCGAGTTCCATTAACGTAGACATCACCCGCCTGTTCTGCATAATCTCTTGCAACCTGTAGAGTTCGAATAGCCCCAGCGTCAGTTATGGAGAACCCTTGATTCACACTTACAGAGAGTCCGGTTGCCAGAGCAAAAGCCGAGGGTCTAGGGTACACCCCATGATCTTCTGAACTCCCCATGTAGACGTACTGCCACTCATCCCCAACTTTGATCGCTTTACCGAGGGCGAGGAGCTCATCATCAAAAGTGCCCGGAGCGCCGAAATTTAGGAGGACACCGACCCTACCCCAAGTCCTGCCTACGTCGTAAGAAAGCCATAGTTCCGTCGGACCTAGCTGTTGAGTGGTCTCATTAAAGGGGTTAATCGCAGCCCACCACTGACCTTGATCCTCCCACACAGTCATGTCGTAAAACTGGCGGGTGAGAGTAGCTGTGAATTCAGGCAGTAGTCCTCGATCTACCCATTGCCCATCAAGAGTATCAGCTTCAAAATATCCAATATTTCGCCACTCTTCCACTGTATCAGTTGAGCGGTAATAGAATTTGTAAGTGTTTCCATCATACAGAAGACACTTGCCCTCAGCATATCTAAAAGCTCCCTCGGGGTCTTGATGCCCTACGAAAGCCACTTTAAGAAAAGTCCAACTTAGGGCATCAGAGGAAACCCATATTTGTTGAGCTTGGGTTTGTTTCTGCTTAACAGCAGCGACATATTGAGTACCATCATGAATCCAATCTAAGAATTCCATGGGTATGGGAGTGTTATTATCCCGGAATATGATAAGGTTGTTATTCGTGTTGCCAGCGACTGTGGGGTAGTCAATTTCCCCTACGTTGGGGAGTGTCCAAGTAGCTAGGTCTGGGCTGGTAGCAATCGCTGGACCATAGTCATCATCTACGGTGTTTCCGTACGCCGTATAGACCATGCGGAATAGGGAGTCTCCGGGACCCTGTATTACGATACCGCTGTAAACAGTAGTCTGCCAAGCATCTGTGTAGTCAAAAGTCAACTCACCTTGCTTGAGTAGTGGAGTCTGTATTCCCATAAAAGGTTCTCAAAAAAAGACCGGGGGGCGAACCCCCCGGCCAATTCTTTACAAAGTCCGACCAATGGACGGATAGTTTAGAACAGCACTGTCGTTAGTCCCTGGGGCACCCCCAGTCGGGTTAGCGAGCAGTAGCCCGTCAATGACTTCAGACCCTGCCGTGGCGTCATCGTCAATTGAACCTGAAGTCGCCGTAACGTTCAACTGAGAACCCCCCGCAGTAGATGCGAGAGTAGTGACTGATGCCCTACCGTAGGTTTGAACCCAACCATAAGAACTGGTAGCCATAGTTGCTTGAGCAACTCCGACCCTCGCTCCGTGAGATACAGGGCCTAGAGCAAGATCAGCCAAAGCCGCACGAGGTTCCTCATCAAAGATGATTACAACCTGATTTGATACTGCGGGTTCAGTAAACTGCACATAGACGTATTCCTTGGTGCCATCATCTGTTTCAAGACGACCCACAGTTCCCGGGTTAAACTCCGAACCTTCCGAAGAAGATTTGACTTGAGCAACGGAAATACCAATAGTTCCACTAGACATAAGTTTCTCCCTTATGCGCCGTTCAAGCGACCCTGGAATTGGGCACCAGAACTCGTGAGATTACCCGCCCATGCCAGAATCTGAACTTCAGCATCTTGGTTCGTACTGTAGCGACGATTCGGGGAGAGAGGGACCATGTTGCGCTGCGCGTGAGGGCGGTAATGCAGATACTTGGTATTCAGGAAGAATGCCGTTGATGCTGCTCCGAACCCGCCAATGCCGCCGTCAAGACAGACATCAGCATCCATGTACTTAATCGTTGGGAAGCCGAGCTTACCAACTTCAGTACCCTGGAATCGCTGTTGAGCCTGGAGGCTCGCCATGTAAATGCCCCACATGAGGCTATCCACCATGATCAGATCAGGACGATCTGAACCACGAACCAGTGAAGCCCACATAGCATTCATGAGGCCCTGGATATTCGCAGCGGTCGCGGTTGTCGCGGTGTACTGGCTACGCCAGAAAGTCCACGTTGCGCGGTTGATTCCACCATACGTTCCGGTCGTAGGCGTGGTCGGGACTGCTGCATCAAGGCCGGTAATTTCTTTACCGCTTGATCCAGTGCCGTCCGAGTACAAACCTTCTGAACAGAGGTTAGCCATTGTGGATTCAGCAACGCTGACGCGAGATTCCAGAAGGTCAATCATTTGCTCTTTGCCTGAGTTCTGGAGTTGCTCCAGGCCAGAGATGACAACGGGTACAGCGGCTTGCTTGAACTCAAACTCGGCAGCACTCAGGACATCCTGAGCAGCGACCGGTAAGAGGTCATAGCCAGAATACCACCCGGAATTGCCATTTTCAGCGAACGAAAGTTCCTGATAAATTTTTGTACCACCAGAGACCGTTTTGATACGATCACCCATGGACATCTTGGCAAGGAGGGCGTTATTCTTTGTAACGTTGTCAGCGATTTTCTTTGTACGACTAGCGATAGTCGTAGCAATGATGTCACTAACATTTGGAAATGCCATTACAGTCTCCTAAATTAAAAGAATAGTTTCAACTAGTTCGCCCTTGAGGAAACTGCCGAATGGCTGAGAATCCTAGATGCTTTTCATTCACGCGTAGCTTACCACGGAAATATAAGACGTTACAAGCTAAACCCCGGTATTATCCTCGAACTGAGAAGCGATAGCGTCACGAAGGCTTTTTTCTTCTAGGCCAGCCGTAGACCCATTAGGGTTCCCTGATACACTGGACGCTGCTCTTCTCTTACGGGCTATATCATCTCCGGTAGGTTGTTGACGCATAGCCCCCTCACGCTGATCTAGAATCTTCTTAATCCCTGGGGAATCATTGCAAGCTCTGTTGTAAGCCTCCTGCAAAGACATTGTCCGTTGATTACGAGCAGCCACCTCAAGATAGTCAGCCATAGTCTCACGAACGTCCTCTAAGAACTCATTCTTAGGATCTTCCACGAACTGCTGTAAATCTTGAGAAGCCTTAGCATTGATCTGCTGATCTTGCTGCTGTTCAACACCCTGCATCTGACCCATAAACTCATTGATAGGTTTAAGCCTTTCGTCCAACTGATTCAACAGAGGGGCGTTAGGGTCGTCTGACAAAACCTGTCCAGAGAGCAAAGTATCCAGAGACTCAATATCAACCCCGTAGTCTTTAATCAGACTAGCGACAATCTCAGCCTTCTGTTTGACGTTACCCTGTGAAAGCTGAGCTACGGTTCCCATGACAGTGCTGATCGCCTGTGAGGGAGTAGCCCCCATAGACTGCATGAGATTCTGGTACGGTTGAATCGTACGTAAATACTCATCCGCGACTTTGCGGTGTTGCGACGCTTGCTGAAGACCTTTCTGAATTTCACTCTCACGACGCAGTACTTCTTGTTGAACATCGGGAGGTAGTTTCTTCCAATGTTCTCTTACGCCGGGTTTCCATGAAACTGGCGCTTTTGTCTGTTTCTCCGGAGGAGGGTCAGATGGCTCCTCATCTCCT